CTACTGCCGCTTGGCCTGGTGATGAAGGTTGTACAGTCCAACTATAATAGTAATAACAACAACATCCAAATCCTGGTTCACCATATATTGCACCGCCACCATCGCCACCAGCCCCCAAGATGTACCCGTTGTTAACTAGCTTAATAGTGTCACCTGATGTACCGCCAAGGATATTCATTGTTGCGCTGTATGGGGTATCTGGAGAGCCATCATCATAGTTTGGAGTATAAATATACCCGTACACATACACACCAGCATTTACTGTAATTGTTAAATCTGACTTACCTGCGATATACCCTGGAATAGCTGAGACGTTAATAGTTGGGTACTGCATGGTTGTGGCAATAATAAACTCTAAAGCTACTCTATCAACAACATTAACAGACTCTCCTGAGCCGCCTACTCCGTTATCGGCAACAACATTAGTCACCTTACCTGATGAGGTATTAGCGTAGTTTGCTACGGTTGAGTTGCCGACTGAGTATGCCATGGTTAGGCGATACCTGCTTGGATGACTGTAAGTGTTGCTGTGCCAGCGCCTGAGTTGACTAGGACTTTAATAGCCGCTACTGGGAATGCGTAGTTGCCGTCTTGGCTTGTTGTTGCTGCTGCGACTGTTGGATGACTAAACCATGTTGTGGTCGGCGCATCCCAAGGGTTGTCAAACGTGTGTTGTACTGTGTAGTTCACGGTGCCTGTTACGACAACGCCAAAACCCACATTAAATGGGTTTGTATTCAAGTTCATTGGAATGACTTGACTCGATCCTGTGCCTGTTTTTGATACAATTTGTTGACGCATAATTAATATCCTTTTTATTAAAGGGCCGAAGCCCTTTTAATAAGTGTTAGACTACTTTAAATACTGTAACACTGTACGTTGCTGAAGCAGCATCCACAGCTGAAGCGGTGATGTTAGAAGCACGGATAGTCACTGTATTAGCAGCAGATATAAAAGCGTTGAACACTAATCCTGCAGCTGGAGCAGCTGGTAGGCCTAAAGCAACTTCGTCATTTACTGCAGCGCCTGTAACAGTGATCGTTAGATCTGCCTGTGATACAGCTGCGATAGAAGGGAAGTTAAGTGCTGCTGAAGCGGCTAATACGCTAGTAAGTCTTGCGCCTGTGCCTGAGATAAAACCGTTTAAGCTAGTGACTGGGCCTGTAAAGGTGGTTGAAGCCATGATATTTTTCCTTTTGCATAAGTTTCACTTATTAGTCTATGCAACGTCTGCTAGGGCAGTCTAATAAGCTAAAATAAAAATCCTAGAAAGTGGTAGGGGACCGAAGTCCCCTTGCCATTACAACTTAGATACCAGCTGTACCGTAAGCAGCACGTGGATCTGTCCAGCCTAATGAGTAACGCTCTGTTGCTTTATAACGCATAGAGTCAGTCTCAAAATCGCCTTCCATAGATTTCTCTAAACCACGACGCATAACGATCTTCAAGCCTTCTGGAGCGTCTGTCTTAATCCACCAAGCGGTGTTTGAAGTTAGACGTGACATGTTAGCTTGACCACCAGCTAAAAGACCCATTGATTTCACAGGGTTCAAGTCGTTGTCTGCTGTACCAGCACGCAATACGCTGTTCAACAATACTTCGCCTTGGAACACATTTGATGGGCTCAATACTAGTTTTTGTGGTGTTAAACGAATACGCTTGCCGTTGTTGTCAACTGCTTGGCGGATTTGAATTAACATTTGTTCCAAAGATGTTTGTGACAAAGCAGCTGCAGTTGATAACTGATTGCTGAATGTGCCATTCACGATTGGGTGTGAAGCGTTAACCAAAGATACACCGTCGCCACCTACGTACGCGCTATTGAATGAGTTATTCAATACGTTAGCCGCTAAAGTTTCTTTAGTCTCAATCAATGATTGAGCCAAGTGACGTGCGTATGTTTGACCGATACGGATATGGTCACCGTCTTCTACCAAGACTTTAGTCAAGGCAAAAGCTAGGCCATATACTTTGTACCAGTAGCGTTGTGCGAATAACACACCGCCTGATTGATATGTAACTGCCATACCGTCAGGTAGTTCAGGAGCAGCGCCGAAACCGTAAAGAACTGGTTCTTCATGGTAGTTACGTTTGATGCCTTGAACTTCGTCAAATACACCTTTCCACTCGTCAGCACGTTGGGTATAAATACCGTCAAAGCTTTCGTTTAAGATTGGTTCTACAATACTACGGAAGTCCGTACTTCTCATTGGGGTAGCCATTTGTCAGACCTCCTTAGATTGAAGCTGTTGGATACTTGTAAGCGTGTTCGTTGATACGAACATACGCGATTACATAAGCATCTGTAAGCGATTGGTTAACATTACCGGAAAAACCTGTGATTTGGAACTGACCAGTACCAGAAGCTTCGATAGCACCTAACTGAGCGCTTGAAAGACCTGTACGTGTAGAACCACCTGGCGCTGTAAAGCCAGTAAAGTCACATTGTTCACCCACTGAAGTTTGTACTGAGTCAGTACCAGCAGTACCCGGGTTTGTATATTGAGCCTCAAACAATGTTTCAGGATCATCATATACGTAAGCATAGATTTCAGTACCGGTTGTACCACCGATCCAGAATGGTGAAATGCTTGGTTTGCCTGTTACGTCACGATACTCAACGCCAGCTAATGTACCAAGCAATGTTATGCCTGCCACTGTACCTGTACGTGTGCCATCTGATGTGCCAAGTTGAACTGTACCTGCGTCAACTAACTTCACTGGGTCACCAGAGAAAATGTTAGTAGCGTAAGTAGATGCAATTGTGTAAGCTTTCGGACGCATCTGACCACTGTTGTGGAAAGAAGGACGGAAGCCAAAAGGTGCGCTTGTTGAAGGCATCTTTATCTCCTTAAATTAATTCAAAGTTAGGCCAAGTCAAATTGAGCTCGGCCACGATTTTGCCTCATGTCCTGCATACCATCACCTTCAAATACACGGCTGCCTTGACCTTCTGCTTGGTCCTTCAGGAACTCAGCAGTGTCAGTTAGTTTTTCAAGTTCACGAAGTGGCGCATCGTGATGGGCCTCTTGCATGTATTTCTCATAAAGAGAAGTTGGCAACTTAAACGCTAACATTTCGTTAACCCCAATAAACCCTGTCCACTCGCCAGTTTTAATTGACGTGGCCTCCCAGCCTGGAATATCTTCCGGCTTCACAGGTTCATAACCCAATCGCATACGCATATTCACAGTGTCGCGTGGGTTGGTGGTAGTTAACCAGCATACGTGATAACCAGGTATTTTTGGTAAATCAGGAAGTGCGGCTTGGAAGAACTGTTGTCGAAACATGTCTAGACGGTCATCATCGCTGATCTCACGGTTTTCCGTTACTGCGCGATTTGTCATCGCACGATCTTCACGACCTTCTTCTTTAGTTTTCTTTAAACGTTCGTCATTTGTACTCATGATTGCTCCTTTTCAGCAATTAGGAAAATTATATTCCATATTTTTAAATAAATATACATTAATTATTAGAATGCAGCTTGTCATACTCGGCATAGCGTTTAGCGTAGCGCTGACGCAACACAGGATCATCCCATACACCTGCTTCAATCATTGCTTCTTTGCGTGCAGGTGAGATGTAAACCTCTTTGCGAGTTGATGTTGGTGCATGTTCACGGCCAGACCCTACTGCAGGACCGCCTGTTGGTTTACGCACTGCTCGCTCTTGCTTAGCAAACTTCTCAGGAAGTCTACGCTCGACCCTGGTTTGTAGTTCATCCCAGTAATCTTCTGAACGTGGATCAAAACCTTCTTGCGCGAGCTTAGCGTCAATAGCCAATACAACAGCTGAGTCTTCATCACGACCTTGCGGATCGTACCAGTTGTTAGACTCCATAAACTCCTGAGCGTAGTGCTCAACTGCTTTATCTAGAGACGGTTGCTGGCGTTGCTGACCTTGGTACTCTTGTTGCTGCTTACTGTAATGAAGCTGGTTTGCCTTAGCAATAGCTGCGTCACGGAATTTCATTGCTTTCGTAACGTCATCGCCATTACCTGCTTCTACCGCTCTAGCAATGATCCGCTCAGCTTGTTCCGCTTCGTATACAGCTTCATTGATTTGACGATCGATGTCACCTAGGCTGGCACGGTGGGTGTTCGTCTCTAGGTTAACCATACGGCGTTCTAGTTCGTCATTACGCTGACGTAAGAAGTTAAGCTCAACTTTGTCACGGCCAATAGCCTTTTGTTGACGCTCTTTACGTTCTTTCTTCTCTACACGTCTACGCTCGCGAATGGCTGAACGTTCTTCGTCTGTGTCACCATCATCGTCGTCATCGTTATTCTTTGCTTGAGGCTTGTCATCATCATCGTCCTCTTGCTCATCTTCAGCAGGTTCTTCAACGGCTACATATTCTGTCTCCTTACCCTGCTTTTGCTCTTCTTCGTCGTCCTCGATCAGGACTAACTCTTTATCTTCGGCCATGACTAGCTCCTTTTCAGCTAAATGAAGGCACGGATTGCTAATGGGTCAGATGTTACTTTACCAATTAGATCTGTGTCTTTAAAAATTACAAATAGTGCCGCGGTTTCTTTATCGATAGGAACTTCCCAACGATCGCCGCCGTACTTTGCTACTCGAACATAATCACCCTCACTGCACCATGCTCCTTCAGGCCAAGACTCCATATTATTGCGATTCTTAAACGCTAAAGGACCCACGGATACCACTCGACCAATCTGTGTATTCCACTTTTCTGTGTCACGTGTGTCAGAGACTAGTTCAATACCACTCTTGGTTTTTGTGATTGCATTGCGGATCTGGATTAAGACATAACTACCAAACGGTTGGACGCCTGGATCTGCCTTAGGAAAAGCTTGGTCTAACGTCTGTTCACTAGACATCATCATCCTCTTCTTTATTGATTGACAAAAGTATTGCGATAGCACGCTCGTATCCAGCGTACATCCCAGAGACTCGTCCATACTCAAACGAATCCCTAGAATTAGGGCTGCGAAGAGCAGCGGTAGCCAATTCCTGCTGCTCTTGCTGTAACTTCATTACTGCACGTTCTAAACTCATGCTGGTGTTTTTGGTGTCTTAACAGGTGTACCAGGTAATGTTTTACCATCCAACTTAGCACCCATTGCCATACGTTGGTGCTGCGATACGCCTTGTGATTCTTTACAATTGCATTTGTCTTGTGTTGCCATGGTTATTCTCCTTAAGGATTAGGGTTAATGCCTGTACCAGTTGAGAGACTTGTCTTCTCGCCTGATGCTACTTCAACAGCCACCAATTCCTTGGCAGTGTCGTTGTCTTCTTGGTTCATCTTCAGTTTAGCTAAGATCTCAGCCTTAGTACGCTCATCTTCACGCTCTTCCTTGTACTGAGTTTCTTGGAAGCGTGCAGCATTATTAGCAGCAACCTGTTGTTGCTTAGCCATTGCGTCTTGCTGTTTAGCTTGAAGCTCTTGGCCTTTGATCTGAGCCGTGATATTAGTTGCTTCACGACGTTGCTCAACAGAAGCTTTTTGAACTTCGGCAGCCATTTGATTAGGATCCACTGGTTGTTGCGGTTGATACTGCTGAGCCTCTTGGAAGGCTTGAGTCATTAACTCCAAGAATTGTGGCGGAATGGCAGCTTCAATGGTTTGCATAATCTCAACTGCAGCATCTGCTTGACTCATCTCGTCTTTACCATCAACTAAGCCTTTCTCTTCAGCCAAGTCAAGACCTTTAACAGACATCTTAAGGTAATGCATCAACAAGTGGTCTTTGATGTGAGCAACAATAGCAGGCAAGAACATAGGAATAATTGCAGGGTTTTTACCAAATAAAGGCGACTGCAAGAACGCCAAGTGCACTTTTAAATGTGCAATATGGTCTTGATGCGGTAAAGCACCAATTGGTTTGCCAATAGACGCTGCCACGTTCTCTTGCATTGGGTCAGTATCTTTAGGTTCAGGCATTGGGATCAGCAAGTCGTTAGCTTCTGGCACCTTCATTTGCTTCAAAAACAATTCCTCAACCTTACGGATGTTATAGATCTGAGGTAATTGCATCGCACGCTGCTGAATTGCAGAAATTTGCGCAAAACGCTGAGTTTCACTAAAAATTGATGGGTCAGAGACAGGAATCACGTCCATTGGACCGTCAAAGTCCTCTGGGCGGACCATTTCTTCGCCTAATTCGTCTAGTACGTCTTCTTCTGTCAAGTATGCGCTGTTTAAGCGGTGCACAACCTTCAAGACTTGTGCCATTGAGTTGTGTAAACGCGCATGGATTGATGAAAATACCACCATGCCTTGCTCAATTAGCGCTAAAGTCGTCCCGACTGGCATATTTGGGTTCTGATCTGACAATTTCTCGAAAGATGTTTGAACCACGCCCTTGCCTGAGTCAACAAGGAAGCCTAATAACGTCATTAATACCGCAGAAGGTGGGTTAAATGGCATCGGCATAGCGATTTTACGAACGTCGTCGACGTTTACACCGCCTTCGATCTCGACAACTTCAGTTGGCTGAGGGTTTAAGTTCTGACCGTTAGGTCCGCCTTTTAACTTCAGCATCGTAGGGATGTTATTGATGTGCGCTGAATCTAGTAAAGCACGAAGTGCACCTGTTGCAGCACCACTTAAGCCGCCAATCATCTGAGTTAGACCGATTGGGTATGCGCCACGCCAAGGGATGAATGGAAACTCAACCATGTTGATAAGTTCTTGACGGCGTTCATCATCAGGTTTCCAATTACGGTAGACTGACAAACACTTACGAGTAGCTTTATCAACAGAGATAATGTAAGGATCGAACATGTCACCCTCAAGATCTGCAAAGGTAGAGATCTCAAAGATTGTTCTTAGGCCATCTTCGTTGTAAGTATCTTCTGTTCGGCCTTCAACCTTGTCGTTAGCCTTAGTTGCTTTAGAGTACTCGATGTCATCAGGGAGTCCAAGATCAACCTCACGATACATGCCTGACTCAACACGCTTCTGATATTCAAACTCTGTAACGTACTGGACGTGAGTCTTACGTTCCGATGAGTAATAGTTTGATGCAGCAAAAGGTAAGTACACATCATCGACAGGAACAAACTCCGTTGTGATTCGGCCTTTGCCGTGGTCGTAGTAGACCTTAAGGTATTGCACGCCACCAAGTGGAAGCTGCGTTGTCAACTGCTCAAGGTCAGATCTGAACTCAGGGATCTGTTCAGTCAATTGCCAGTTCATGTATTTAGTCTTACGTTCAGCTTTTTCTAGCTTACCTTTGTCGTTCTTACCAGGGATCTTAGAGCGAACTGGTCCGTTAGGCGGGAATAGTTCTTTCATAGCTCTTGCTGAGAAGTCCACGCAAGCCTCAGTCATCATAGGATGAACAACCTTGTTTGCGCCAGTAAACTGCGCACCGCCAGGTGCGTCATCGCCTAAGCCTGTACGACGGATACCTTCTTCGTATTGTTCATCACGCTTCTTACGAGCTTCTTTGTCACGGCCAATCTTATCTAGTAAGTCATTAACAACCACGTCAAGCTCACGCTGATCAAGGTCATCAACGATGTTGGCAAAGTGTTCTGTTTGGTAAGTGCGGTCTGCTTCATTCTCTTCTAAAGAAATGATAGCACCGCCTTCTTCTGTCTCTTCAACGTCAGACTTGTCGTCTTCTAGTTCAACGATCTGGTCTTCCATTTCATCTTCAAAGTCTTTGTCTTGCGCCATGCTTTATGCTCCAAGTAATTGGTCAGCTAAGTTGCTAATTGCTGCATCATTATATACTAATCCACCTCGCGCGTAACCAGTTACCATTCCACCTTCAGCATACTGCGCTGAGTTAATCTGTTGTTGTGTTAGCGCTTGTTGTCTAGCTTCCGTAGCTGCAAACCATGCATTGGCTTCTGCTTTGTACTTAGCTAACAAAGCATCCAAATCACTGCTATCGTAGTTATATCCATACGCTTGAGCGTGTTCGATATTTCTTTGCTTCATGTCGTTATAGTATTTTTCTGTATAACTTACTTCGGCATTTTTATTTTGTATTGCTTGTTCTGTTTGTCTAGGCGATTGGTAGCTGTTGAAGATTTCACCTTCATTACCGTATTCGCCTTGAGACATTGCGTATAAAGCTCTTTTATTATTATCCAAAACAGCGTCTGAAACAATCTGACCATCTTGCATAAGACTTGGATGGGCTTTAGACATGTTCATGTTGTAGGCTAAATAGTTATCCCAATATCCTTCTGGAACAATTACACCTTCAGCAAGTGGGGTAGTAGGGTTCCAAGCGGATGACAACCTATCTACTGGATTTGCTCCTGACGCATCCCATTTATGCGATAAAACAGGCAATTTTGTTATAGGTCCTTTTGTATCTAATGTTGCCCAATCAGGAGTATCAGTACGTCCTGATGCTTGGTACTGTTTGTATAGATTTGCTATGTCATTATCAGGACCAATCACTCTTGCGCCAGTCATCAAGAAGTTTTGATATGGATCAGCGTATTGACCACCTACGTTTTGTGCGTATCTATCGTAGAAGTCATTACCAAACGTCATGCCTTCATGCGGAGTGTACATGGGAGCTTTGGTTACAGACTGAACAGTAGGAGTAGCTGCTGGCGTGGTTACTCGCTGAGCTACAGGCGCCACAGGAGTAGTTGACTGCTCTTTATAGTACTCTGCTAACTGATTAAGATCAGGGCTTGACGTAACAGGTTTAGATGCCTGATACTTTTGTAGCCACTGAGACGAGTCTGACAAATCAGTAAGCTTCTGCATTTGACTTGCATCAATGCCATACTTAGAAAGGTCTGTGTTTACTTCGCCTCCTTCGGCGTAACCATCAGGTGAATTGTCTTGTTTAATGGACTTAGCTTTCTTAGTATCAATGTACTGCCTTGCCATGTCGATCATCTCTTGTTCACTCTTGGCTTTAGCACCAATTTGACGGCCAAGAACGTCGTTATACTCGTCCATTGTTTTCTCACGTTCGGGTTGACCAAAGCTGATATTCTCGTGCAGCCAACCAATTGCTTTAGCTGGAGTCTCACCGTACTTTTGCATTAGCTGAGCTTGAAGAAGCATGTGACGCATTGCATCAGCTTCGCCGTTATGTTCGCCTGTTGCTGCATAATATTTCAATGGCAAGTCTTGTGCCTTGTCAAGGATTGGTCTAAGGCCAGGAACGATGCTCGCTGCCATACCTTGCATCTTACGACTATACTTGCCTGCTGCTTTAACGTATTCATTCTCGTGCGGCTGACCTGTGACCTGACCGCCTTTGGCAAAGTTCATGATCTCATCAGACATACGGTCAATGTGTTCATCGTTATATTCGTTTGCTACAAGACCTCCTGCTGCGTAGCCAGGAACAGATTGACCAGGACCAGATAAGATATGCTCGCGTGCTTCAGGTGTTAACTTGATCTCATGGAAGTAAGGAACATCCGCAATGTCAAGATTAGGCATGAGATGACGACCTGTTACTTGATTGATCTCGATCCCTGGAATTTTGCGAAGTGGATCTAATCCTTCTTTAACGATGGCATTGTCGTAAATTGAAGCATAGTCTGTGTTTGGTTTATACCTTACTTTACCGATAGGGTAAGACGTAGGAACGTACACAAAGTCTGCACCTTTTTCAGCTGCATCTTGAACTGCTGACTTAAGTAATGTGCCGTGCACCTGATGAAGTGAACCAAGTTGTTCCTCACCTTTTTGTGCATCTGATTGGATCTCTTCAATTAAGTAGCTGTTTGGTTTTGTTGTAACATCGCCAGTTATCATTGTTGGCTCTTGAAGATGTGAACCACGAACATGTCCAATCAGACCAGCAGGCATAGAGTCGTTTGAGTAATGTCTATATCGCTTAGCCTCACCTGTAGCTTCCTTCATCATTTGCTCAGGGTGTGTCACGCCAAATTCAAAGTAACCTGGCACTTCGTCTCCTACTAAACGTTGGAAGTTTTGGTATGAATAACCAGTTTCAGTTGGACTGCCTGCTCTATCCATTGCATACTCGTAAGCATCCTCGTGTCTTCGATCCATGTAATGCTGACCTAGTACATCAAAGATTTCATCATCTGTCATCGTGTTAGGGTCAACTCCAAAGGTACGGGCAAATAAACGCTGGTGCTGCGGATCTATCTCACTAAAGTTTGTATGTCCACTAATGATGTTGTCAAAGTCTTCGTGTAATCGATTAGGCAACCCTAAGTTTGAAAATGTATCCGCCGTATCCATGTGATCCATGGCTTCCATAAGATAGTTGTCAAACAGCTCCTCAGAGTTAGTTTTTAGATCTTGTTTACCGTAATATGAAGCAGGAATATTTTCTTTGAATTCTTGCTTGCTGATCTTGGCTGCTGAGTCAGGATAATTCTGCGCAATCTTCTTAAGGCCTTCCTTCGTCACACCAGGTTTACCTTGCACTTGCTTGAGTAAGTCAAACACGGTCTGTGTTTCAGGCCCTCTGATCTGTTCATCAAGTCTGGTTGTGAAGTTAAGGTTTCCTTCAGGCTTGATGATGTTCATCGTTGGACTTGTTGGCAGCCCATACTTTTCTTCAAGTTTGTTTAGTTGACGAACACCTGCTTCTGCAAGGTGAGGTGCAGCCATCTTAGCACCTGCAATTGTTGGCTTAACAAGGCCAAGAACTGGTGCAGCGTCAAGTGCACCTTCGAACATATTCATTGATGCTTGACCTGCTCGCTGCATCGATGCTTTTGGATCATTAGCTATCTGATACTTGCCTGTCAAGAAGTCTTTGACCGCACCGTAATCGGTGTTGCGAAGTGTTTCAATGCCACGAGGGATAGTAACAAGAGGATTCAGTTCACGAACAACAGGAGCTCTAAACGTCAGCGTGTTAGCCAACTCTCTATTTGCTGGGTTATTGCCGAAGCCTTGATAAAGCTCTTTAGCTATGTCGAATAGAGATTTGTCAGCCATGTTAGGTCCTGAAGAAAAGGTCAGTTTCCCGTGATTGTATTCTCATTAACAGAAAAAAGAAACTAAGCTGCATACGGATTGACTCGAGGTTTCGGTGGTGCATAGTCCTCTTCGAACTTACCTTCATCCAACGTCAACATGCCTGCGTCTCTAAAGTAGATGATTGCTTGCGTCATTGTGTCGACCAAGTCATCATGCTCACCGTTAGGGAACACCATCACTTGAGTGACCAGTTGTTCAGCCCAAGCAGGAAAGGATCCTTCACGCTTCTTTGATTCAGGCATATAAACCATACCAGCTTCGATGAACGGTGTTGCAGCATGAAGCCTCGTCATCTTGTCAGCACGGCCTGGATTGTATGTGCGAACAGGAACTCCTGCTCTTCTAAGATCTTGAGCTAAGCTGATGCCGGATCCTTTGTCCTCGATCAACACAGCATCTACTGACTTTTCCTTGTCACCATATTTAGCTTTGTAATCGTCATACATCTTCTTGCGAAGGTCAGGGTAGCCAAGATGTTCTTGCCATGCATCAAGCAA